GAAAGTACATTTATAACATTGAAATCTTAACAATTTAATATATAAAACAATGAAAAAAGCAGGATTAACACTGATGATAGCACTATTTTTAGCAGCTATCTTTCCGCTTCAAGCCCAAGTAAAGTTGGAATTGGAAGCAACTGTAGGGCAAAATGATGCCGTACCTTTCTACGATACCGATAAGGTACAGAACATTATTGTAGGGGTTCGTACGGGACTTTTGCTGAATGTCAAATTTCAAAGCGGATTTGGCTTGGAATCGGGGCTGTTGCTCTCTACCAAAGGTTATTTTTATGGTTATGACCACAGTAGAGTAGGGGAGCAGCTTACCGGAAAACATTATAGGTATGGTATTTTGGAGTACCCTCTTTGTCTTACCTATAAATATGATTTAGGCAAAGTGAAGTTAGTGTGGAAAGCGGGAGGTTATGCTTCTAACTCTTTATGGGGCAGGAGTAGAGAGCTTTGGACGCTTTACGAAAACAATAGTGAAGTAGATTATTCTTTTAGGAATTTTCTGCCAAGAATATAAACTTGAAGTATTGCAATTCCTCGCAATCCAAGTAAAGTTAATGCAATGTTTTCGTGTTATAAAAAGCCCGGTATTTCATCATATCGGGCTTTTTCTTACTTACTTATTTTCTTTAATTCTTCAATAAATGTATCTTCAGCAACTTTTAACGCTCTTGCGATTCCTTGTTGTCCGCCTTTTTCCATATAATGACGACCTTCCATTTTTTTAGTGCCAAATTCAACCATCCACCAATAGAACGGATCGCGCTTGTCTCGCGTATTTTCGCCAATTTTAGCCATTCTTTGGCCCTTGGGTCTCATCACTTTAACCACGGAATAGCCGCTTAAACCATCTTTGGCTATAACTGTTTTATGACGAATATTATTTTTAATCGTTCCTTTTTGTCGGAAATTTGTGCTAGAACTTAATTGTGGAACCAGTGGCTTTACTGTACTTTTTAACTCTCTTGCTCCGGCATTTAACGCCCGGCGCATTGGGGCTTTTAGCTCTTTAGTGAATGTGTTCTTTGTTTTGGTTAGCATATCTAACGTTTCTTTTAATCCTATGATTTTCATGCTCATAGTACCCCCTTATTGATTCTGTTCTGTTGTTTTAGCATGGCATCAAGCTGTTTCTTGGCAATAAAGTAAATCGTTTCTAACGCGTCCATATTTGGGCTGTTTGGTCGGCTGTCTATTTCTCGCTTGGCCGCATTACATTTACATTTTAATGCGTGAATAACTTCACTTATTGGATAGGGTTCTTCATCATCGTAAAGGCTGACAAAGGTAAAAAGTGCGGTCGATTTTTTATAATGATTCACCGCTGAAAGAAGTAAGTTTTGTTTTGCCTGTTTACATCTCATAAATCAATACCATTAAATTGTTCCAATGCCTGTTTGTGTTCTTCCGATAACTCAAAAATCAGATCACCATATTCAAGTTGATAAGTACCGAATGACATCAAGAAAGCCACTGCCGGATCGATTTTGTTTGCGGCCTTCTTCTTGTTTGGCTTTATGTTGGCGTTAGCATCGGTTTCCATGACGACATTGGATAATGCCCAAGAAAGCACCGGATCGCCGTGATGTTCTATCACTTGGCGATTAATCAACACTTTCGCACTTTTCGCCACAGGGCTAAATCGTTGATAGGTTTGCGGGAATGGTTCTACTTCCAAGCCTGCCGCCTGTAATTGCGTTCTTAAATGCGTGGCGTTCCAAACATCAAAGCCAATCATTTTGATATTGAAGTTTTCCGCATCTTTGAGAATATCATCGCGGATTTTGTCATAGTCGATACAGTCGCCCTCTGTGGCAATAAGCCAACCGGAACGCACCCAATTTCGATAGATGGCCCGATTCTTATTTGCCACGTTGTTAAGCTGAAATTCAGGAATATAGTGCCGGGTAATCAACCGCACTTTTTTCCCTTGTGGGAAGGTGTAACAAAGGCTTGTTAAGTCGTTGGTGCTAGATAAATCCAAGCCCAAATAGCAATCTTGGTGAAGTAAGTCGCTTTCCGTGTAATCTCGTGCGCACTGCGCCCAATTGCCTTCGCCTAGCCATGGTGTCGTACCTTGGCACCAAACATTAAAACGCTTTGTGAGCATTTCCACCCACTCGGAAGGAATCCCACGGGCTTTCTTGATCGTGTTTTCAAAATCAAGGTAAGGAATGGATTTACCAATATTCGGATTGGCTTTTATCCAGTTTTCCGGATTATCAATTTCGCTTTCTTCGTCTAATTCAAAAATCAGCACAAATAGGCTGTCGTTTTGTTCGTTGCCTTCCAGTATTTGTGCGCAGTAATCATAATGTTGTTTACAAGCGGAAATAACGTTACTTCCCGCTGTGGTAATGGCAAACAGTAAACCTTCCGGGCGTGCGCCTTGCCCTAGTTCTAATGCACTGTAAACACTGTTATCGGTGTGTAAGTGATATTCGTCCACAATGGCGAGGCTTGGGTTAGTTCCCTCAATGGTTGAGGATTTAGCCGCTAACGGGCGCATTAAGCTATTTGATTTCGGATTAATCAGTTTATGCTGCTGAATATTGAGCCGTTTGCGCAAAAGGGGAGAGAGTAGGCACATTTGGCGCGCATCATCAAACACAATGCGGGCTTGGTCTCGGCTTACTGCTGCCGTGTAAATATCTTGTTGGCCCGATTCCATCAGTAGGAACCAATTAGCCAACACGGCGGCTACGGTGGACTTGGCATTTTTCCGCGCTACTTGGATATAAGCGGAACGATATTTTCTCAAGCCGGTATCAGTGCGCTTAAAGCCTAACAAATTGGCGAATAGAAACGTCTGCCAGTCTGAAAGCTCGATTGGTTGCCCGCGTAAATGCCCCTTAACGTGCGGGCATAGGCGGGAGAAAGCCAAGAATTTATTTACCGCACTTTCATCAAAGAAATAAGCGGGGTTCGCTAAATCATCAAAATAACGCGCTACGGCTTGTTTTATCTTACGACAAGCCACTATTTCACCTGTTTGAACTTTCTTCGCGTATTCGTGCCAGATTTCCATTTTCGCCTACATTGTGAGGATTTCATCCAACATATCAGTAACGTCCGTTTCTACTGGATTTTTACGGCGACTTACCGGATCGAAGCCTAAGAGGGAAGACATCTTGATCATGACTTTTTCGGCATCTGCTTTCGCGGACAATGCCGGGTTTCTTGATTGCGTACCTTGGCTATTTACGATAATGAAGCCATTTTTCGATAAATCTGCCACGGAATGACGCCAAATTGCGTAGTTTTCGCAATAAATTTCAAGGTTTGTTAAATCTTCCGGCTTAATATCGCCACGCTCTGAAAGTTGTTTAATGCGTGCTTTCCATTGGCTTTTAGCAATATCATCCAAGAAATCAGGTGTCTTATAACTTTTTCGCTTACTCATCCACTTTCCTTATTTTCTAAAAAATCACTTTGCGTAAAAATTTGAGGGGGCGGGCGGTTCCGAAGGATTGCCACTTTCTTTTTGAAATTGCCCCCACCCGGTCTAATCAATCTTCTTCGCACCAAATCCGCGTTGGTCTATCACTCGTGTTTTATAGCTGTGACAATCACGACATAAAGGCTGATGATTGCTTGCTACCCAAAACAACGGATCGGCTTGCCCGTTCTCTACCGGCTTGATATGGTCTATCACTGTTGCCGGAGTATATTTGCCTTGCTCTAAGCACATCACACAAAGGGGATGATGCTTTAAGTATTGCTCGCGGTATTTGCTCCACTTGTGGTCGTAACCTCGTACGCTACTGTTTGGGCGGTTGTCCTTGGGCTTGTGCTCCTCGCATCTACCGGACTTTACTTTGTTTTTACATCCAGGATAGCTACAACGTCTTAATGGTTGGTATGGCATCGGTTACTAAATCCTTAGTAAGCGCACGGTTCTCTATACACTTCCCACAATGCGGAAATCGTCATAGGTGCCGGTTTAAGGTTGGCTAAGTCTGTGACTGCTTCGCGGTTCGTGTAGAGATAGGCGATATACATTAAGCAACCAATCTTAATTGCCGAGGTAAAAGGTATGGTCTTTTCCGTTTCTTCTTCCCCAAAGGTTTTGCCAATATGTTGTTGGCATACTTCCAATGTGGCCACCTTATAGGCTTCCAGTAACTCATCATCTAAATCATGATCGAGATTTAAGTGCGCTTTGATTTCATCAATTGTTAAATTAATATCTAGCATCATCATCTCCGCTTTTATAGGCCTCTCCCTCTTTACACATTAGTTGTAATTCTCTGTGCGATTCCATACTGTCAATGACCGAATAAATATCAAATAGGCGGTTTCCGTATCTAATACGCATTTTTCGAGTGATGCCTTCAAGATAACGAATGCGGATTCTTACAATGTTTTCCCCTATTTGAAACGGGCCACTAAAATATTCTCGCCCTTGTAACGGTTCTACACTGGCGCGCACGGTGGCTACATTCTTCCAAATCGGTCTTAATGCTCCGTAGGTGTTATTTTTTCGCTCTTTGTCATAATCTCGTTTTTGTAAGGTAATCACCTTGTTATACTTTCCGGCCTTAATCATGATTGCCATCGCTTACCCCCGGCTCTTGTTCATCACCGCGTTTTACTTCCACGGTTTGTTTCCATGCTTGACTGAATTCTTCTCCACCATCATAAGGCGGTAAACCTTCACGGCGGCGAACTTCATTCGGGCACATTACACCGGCTTTAATCGCCACATCGTAACTCTTGAAACGCTCGCTTTGACTTGTGCGCAATAAGTCGCTTGTATCAAATTCGATTAAGTAACGTTTCTTGCTGTTACTACCTAAATCAATCATCAAGGCATCTTTTAGCTGTTGTTCAAAATTGGTTAGCCAAGGGCGCAAGGTTTGCGATAAAAAGGCTCGACTGGCTTCACTAAAGTTTGAATAACTGCTATTGGAATAGTCTTGAAGGAAAATCGGGCTAATGTTGTAGATTCTGGCAATATCGGAAATTGTGAACGTACGGCTTGCTAACCATTCCGCGTCTTGGTTTGTCATGCCTAACTGTTTATATTCCATTGAGCCTTCAAGGATTGGTGTTTTCCCTGCGTTCTTTGCCCCCTTGTAACGTTCAAGGGCTTTTACGGCTTTTTGTGCTTTGGCTTCGTCCAACCATTCGGCGGTAGTAATTAGTCCACTTGCCATTAAGCCATTTTTCATCATTGCCGATCCGTGTTTCTGTTGAGCAATGCCTAAGCCCACGGTTTCACGGCAAATCGTAATTGGCGAACGCCCCATGAAGCCATCAAGAGAAGAATGGCGTAAATGTAGGATTTCATCTTGAAGATAGTTTTTGGTATTGCCGTCTAAATCGGTAATTTGATAGATATACTCGCCGCCAACTTTGCGATAGATATTGACCGCACTTGGTTGATACGGGGTAAGGCTGATTGGTTCGCCTTTGCTGTTCCATTCAATCACCGCATAAGCGTTACCATTTAATAGGCAATGACGCATCATAGTGTATTTAAATTGATACGGTGTTTGGCTACGGTTTGGCATCTCGTTTAAGAGATAGTCCACCGGGTGACGATAAACGCGCTCGCGGCCATCGTCTTTAAGCTGATATAAATAACAAGGCATACTTGCCACCGCTTCAGAAATAACAGTAACGGCACTCATCACCGCCGGTAAACTTTCTGCCGTGTTCGGGCTGACAAATTCCCCCGCGCCGGTGTTTGATACGCCAAGATAAGAAAGCAGTTCATTAATTGCCATCGGTGCGCTGCGTTGTTCTTTTCGTCTGAATGGGTTCCACATATTACGCCTCCGCCACATCAAGCCACTGTTTCAAAAGTGCGGTGGATTTTCCTTGCGTTTTTCCCTTCGCGGTTGCCATTGAGCGTTTGGCAATCTCAACGCTACTTTCAGGATAGGCAGGAATACTGGTAACGGTGATTTCAAATAATTCCGCTTTGGCCACTGTGCGTTGACAAGGCTCTACATCAAAATTCCATGTTTCTTCTTTAGCCCAAAAGCCGAAAGACATCCCGCTAATATCGCCGCGTTCAACACTTACCAATAAATCACGCCCTAAGGTGGTATCAGGTGGCATTAATTCAAAACGTAAACCTATTGCGTCTTCTTCCAGTTTTAAGGTTCCCGCGCGGGTACGCCCTAATAGTTTGGTATGATCGTGTTCAAATAATGCCCGTACATCGGCACCGCTGCTTAAACTTTCACTAAACGCATTCGCACTGAATTGTTCTACAAAATCGCAATAAAGCACTTCAGAAGGGCTGTCCCACTTCACCACATAGCCAACCAGTTTTTTATTCTCGCTGTCTGCGGTGATTTCGGATGAGCGGATTTCAAATTCTTTATTCATACTTTCCCTTTTAACAAAAAGGGGGCTTAATTGCCCCCGTTGGAATTTGACGATTAAGCCGTAACTTCAATGAACTTGATTGCGTTACTATCTACCACGCCACCACCAAGATATTTATCAGTATGGACTTTATAGAAGCCCGGTTCGGTAATGTTATCAGGGCGGGTTCTTACGCCGGTTTCGTGATCTACAATGAAGTAGCCGCGTTTGAAGTCACCAAAGGCAACTACCGGTTTATTAGCACCACTTGCCGGCATGGTCTCAAGGAAGTAAACCGGACGACCTAAAAGGGTAGAAGGCGCATCTACGGTTAAACCATCACGCCAAATAAAATCGCCGTTTTTGTTTTTGAGTTTTTGTAATGCCGCCGCAATTGTGGAAGACATCACCCAAACGGCATTTTTACGGTATTTGCTGTGTAAGGTGTAGAACAAATCAATGAGAGTATCCGCGGTGATTTTGTCGGTACCGGCAACTTCTAATTTTTGTAACTTACCAAAGGCGCGTACTTTGTCCGCTTCGGTAGAACGTTCATAGGACAAGAAGCCTTTTGATTTCTTCGTGCCGTCACCGCCGGTTAAGTCGGTTTCTTCGGTTTCGGTGAAGCTTTCGGAAATTTCATCGGTCAACCAACCTAAAACATCAATACTGGAGAAGTCCAAAATTTCTTGAGTAGTTTTCGGATAGGCATAGATAGGATTTAAAGCAATGGCAACTTCATGGAGTTTCGGTGTGGTGGTGCCATTGCGGGCTTGACCTTCCTCACCATGGGCCACTACTGCACCACCGGCGGAAACAAGTTTTTTGTATTCTTTCGCACCAACCGGCAAGCGGACCACGTTACAAATTTGACGCATCACGCTATCATCGGTTAAGCGTTTCATTACGTCTTTATCCAATTGTGGGATCACGGTATAACCGCCATCTTCTTGACCGGTGGTGGAAAGATTTCGTAATTCACCCGTTTTAATGTAGTGGCGTAGTTCGTCATTGCTGAAGGTTTTACCGCGTGTTTCTACCGGCTTGCCTTTGTCGGCAATGTTACGTTCTTCATCGGCCACCGTTTCATAACGGGCGATTTCATCACTCAATTGCTTAACCAAATCTTTCAACTTTTCAAAGTCAACGTTTTCGGCATCATTTAATGAGCGATTTTCTTGTTCTGCTTTGTCTAACATAGCGCGCATTTCTGCGACTTTTTCCGCTTTTTGTTGGCGTAGTTCTAACAGTTTTTTAAACATAATTAATCCTTTTAAATTCATCTTAATTAAGACGGCTTATAAAAAGCCCATAGAACAATATATACACAAAAAACAGGAAGTAAATTGCTTAAAAATTAACAATTTAGCTACGTTAAGCTACGGTGGGTAGATGAAGTTTGATTGCTTATTTTTTATACAGGTATAGATAGGAATAAGGCTGACGCTTTGGAAACATTAAATAGAGATATTGAAGAAACTTTATTTACCATTAGAAATAAGGTAAAAATACCTGATATTAATCCATTTAAGTCTATATCTTGGAATCCAGATGTTAAAGCAATGGAAAAAGAGGAAGCTAAATTTAGTGAAGATATAATTTCGTCTGGATTACCTGATGAAGTCAAAGATAAATATGATGATAGAAATTACAACCAAATTAGACCCTATAATCAGGTAATTAACTCTGTCATGCGAGATTATTCTTTTTTGGTTTTAATGAGGCAAATATCTGCTGCTTC